CGATCCTCATTCTGAGCAGGATGCGCTCTCGCCAGCCGTTCTAGACTCACACTACGAGTGGTACACGTCTGGACCTAGACAACGTTTGCAACCTGGCGGTTCTATCGTGGTTGTAATGACAAGATGGTCAATAAAAGATCTTACAGGACGACTGCTAGAGGCCCAGGGTAAAGATGAAGCTTCTGATCAATGGGAAGTAGTAGAGTTTCCTGCAATCATAAACGAAAAACCTATGTGGGGTAATTTTTGGACCTTGGAAGGTTTGGAGGGTGTAAAAGCATCAATACCAGAATCAAAATGGCAAGCACAATGGATGCAATCACCTACATCGGAAGAAGGTGCACTAATAAAACGTGAATGGTGGCAAACTTGGGAGAAAGATGACATACCACAACTGAAATATATTATACAAAGCTATGATACTGCATTTAGTAAAAAAGAAACTGCTGACTACAGCGCAATAACCACTTGGGGTGTATTTGAGCCCGAGGACGGTGGCCCACAGGCCTTGATACTACTGGATGCGAAGAAAGGACGATGGAACTTTCCTGAACTAAAAGCAATCGCACAAGACGAATATAAATACTGGGAACCGGAGACAGTTCTCATAGAAGCCAAGGCTTCTGGCCTACCTTTAACACATGAGTTGCAAAAGGCAGGAATACCTGTTATAAATTATACACCCTCAAGAGGTAATGATAAACACTCGAGGGTAAACAGCGTAGCTCCCCTGTTTGAATCAGGAGCTATATGGGCGCCCAATAAAAAGTTCGCCGAGGAAGTCATAGAAGAGTGCGCAGCTTTTCCTTTCGGTGATAACGACGACTACGTGGATTCAACCACGCAAGCTCTAATGAGATATAGACAAGGCTACTATGTTGGGTTAAAAGATGACTATGAAGATGAGGAGACCGTTAAGGTTGGAGGGAGAGTATATTATTAATGTTACCAGGATCAGGCATAATGGCATTGGTAGATTTTTTAAATCTACCAGAAATATATCAATCGTACGGCGATACTAACGTAGACAGATTAACTAATCCAGCTTTGTACAAAGATGCTGCAAGAGTGCCAGCAAATGCATTTTTAGATTCAATGACTTTTTTAGGAGACTTGGCAACTGATATTCCTGCAGTGGCAGTTGACTATGCGAAAGCAATAAGAGACGGAGAAGATTTAACTTTACTTTCTGATCAAGGAAGAGATTTAGCTGCCGCAACTATTAGTGGTTTTACAGGACTACCAAGTTTAACTACTGACAACCCTATGGTTGATCCTTCTTTAGGACAAGATTTACTTTTAGATACAAAAAGAACAATAGACTCTAAATACGAACCAGAGTTTCAAAAATTAGCAAACGAAGCATATAATTATGTTGACAACACGATGCCTGCTTTTTCAACTTTTGCTCTTAACAATCCTAATAAAACAATAGCTGATTATCAAGCTATGGAAGATCAGCTGTTTACTCAAACTTTTAATGACATGTTTGATAAAAATTTATCGGCACAGTATCAAAAAGACATTGCTGATTTAAGTTCTCAAAGTTCTATAAATAAATTTGGTTATGATGTTTTTAATCAAGGTATGGGAGCTAGAGATTTATTAGGTCCAGGATTTAGAGCGTTGACTTTAGGTGGTGTTTCTGGAACTGATATACCTTTAAAGTATGCATCAGAGGGTGAATACTTTTTGCCGTTTATGGAATACGAAGGACCAGACAAAGAAAATTTAGAACGTTTAACTTTCATGACTGAAGTAGGTGCAGGTGTACCTGCTTTAGTAAGAGGTTTAGGAAAAAGATTTTTAAGAAATAGAGATGCAGTCAGCCCTGACTTAGACGAAGCAATAAAAGAATACATGAGAGACTAATGGCTGGTATAGGCGCATTAACAAAACAAGCTGTGTTGCAATTGAAAAGGCACGCAAACAAAATGAAAACGCAAGAAGGCTATGATCGTTTTGCCAGCACACCTGTATCAATATTTAGTAATCCTACTTTTTACAGAACGTACAGAGCTGATGTAACAAGATCACCTTCACTAGATGCAGTAGGCACACGTGATGATTTATTAAACATGGTTTATGATGCACCTGTAGCTAAAATACCAGGAACCGATAAACCTAGAACCGCTATGGCTAGAGCGCACTATCAAGCAAAAAATTTAAGAGCAGGAACTAAACAACCTATAAATCCAGATCGTGAAGTTCAAGAATATCTTGATAAAGGAACTGAACGTCCAATAGGAATGGTTAAAGATAAAGAGGGTGTATACATTCATCCTGATTTGCAAACACCACAAGAACTAGTAAACAAAGTTGATTTTAGAATAAAAGGTAAAAGAGTAAAATTTGGAGATGAAGAAACACCGTTTGATACACAGACACAAGGTGTGTTAACAAACCAAATAAGAAACGCAGTATATCATCAACATTTAGAAAACAGACTAGTGCGTTGGCTTACAGAGAAAAAAATAATACAACAAGCTTTTCGTGAAAAGAAAATATCAAGAGGTAAATTTATTCACGACATGGAAAACTCTGACTCACATATTGCTAACATTACACGTGACATGCGTAAGTTAGGATTAGAAAGCATGGTGTACGACAAAGCTGCAAAGCGATTTAATTATTTTGGAAAACCTTACGGTCCAGATGTAGACAAACAGTTTGAAGGTATGTTGGCAGACATACCTAAAACTTATTTGTTACGAAACCCACCATACTCAGTATCAAAAGGTTTTGACAAATCAAAAAGAGAGTATTGGCAAAAACCTATTGGTCATGCAAAAGGTGGACTGATAAAGAAAGGTATAAAAAAACTAATGGACAAAGCTGTAGACAATACAAGGTTTGATCCATCACGTAGAAAATTTTTAAAACAAACTGGTGCCACAGCTGCGGCTGCTGCAATGCCTAGAGCAGCGCTCAAAGGAGCGTCGACCTTGGCCAAAACAGCAATAAAAGAAGCAACACGTAAATCACCACCTTGGATAAAAGCAATGATTGGTGCTTTGGATTCTGTTAACACAATAGGTAGAACAGTCAAAAGAGGAGATAGTGAGCTGCGTTTGTTAGACAAAGTTGTTCAAGATTTTAGAACAACAAAAAGATATCAAATAAAAACAGCTGATGGCAATGTAGATTCTGTAAGTTACACAGAATATCCTAGAAGTGGTGATATACATGTAGAGTTTGATATACGTGATGACTTTGCTAACAATCAACACATCTACATAGATAATAGAACTGGTACGACAGAAATAGTAGATGAAAACTATTACATGACATCACCAGAGGATTTTGCAAAAGACGATCCAATAATTTTTGATGTAACTACACCATCACAAATGCAACAACTAGAAAAACAGATGGGTGTTATGCGTGGCGATGTAGATGATAGAATGCTTGACTATGCATCAATACCGGAAGAATATGATTACACTACATTGCTTGAAAGATATGTGGACTCATACTCACCATCAGGTAATATCTTTAATACGAAAAAAGCAGCAGAACAATTGAAACAAAAAAGAGCATACGAAAACATGACAGAAGAAGAATTTGAAGCACAGTTTAGAGGTGGCACACTACACGGATTTAGAGACGGTGGTAATGTAATTGTAAGACAAAAACCTGATCTTAGATTTAGTAGAATAAGTAATATGTCTGATCAAGAAGCTATGGCTCGTATGATGATGGCTGAAGATGATCAAAATTTTAAAGGTGGTCAAGCTGTTGGGCATGTTATATTTAATCGTGCACAAAATCCAAATTATGTAAATACATACGGAGGTAATCCTGCTCAAAACATAAGCCCTATTGTTAGTGTGTTATCTGGTGAAAAACAATTTTCTCCTTATTCAAAAAGCACAACTAGATTTTTTTCAGATTTTAAAGGTGATGATTTGGATATGTACAATAAATATTATGATTATGCTGGTAAAATATTAACAGGAGAGGCAGATGATTTTACAGGTGGAGCAGATTTTTTTGCATTGCCTGGATTTGAAAAAAATTTTGGTAACGTAGATTATAATTATGTTGATCAATATGGTGCGCATAAATTTTACAAATCATTTAAAAAAGGTGGCATGGCAACACACGATGAGATGGTTGCTCGCATAAGAAAGAATCCACAAGAGTATGCTGTAGGTGGCATAGTAAAGAAACTAGCACCAAAGGTTATAGGTAAACTAAGAGAGTTTGCACCAAAGATAGAAGGACCAAAAACACCAAAACAGCGTTTTAGTGTTTTTGACGAAGCAGGACTACCTGTAAAAGATTTTACTAAATTTGATGATGCTATGAAGTTTGCAAAAGACGAACCTTCGTACACAGTTGGCAACACACCTAAATCGCCAATAGAAGAATTTATTGAAGAAGATGCAGCTGGTGCAATGTTTTGGCCATCACGTGAAAAACTTATAGATGCACCGTTTGAAACTGCAAAAGGATCGGAGTGGTTAGCATATTTAAAACGACCGTTTGCAAAACACAATCCTATAAAAGACATGGAGTTGAATGATACACAACTATCAACACACTTATCTAGAAACGCTAACAACAAATTATCTAAAGCAGATGTCGTAAAAGATTTTGATGAAAAGTTAGCGCCTGAAATTGACGTCATAGTGTTAGGTGGCGGCAGAAGAGATACTAGTAGAGCTTTACAAGATATACTAAGAACAGATTTACAAGGATTTAGACCTGGACCACTTAGAAACACTCTAGGTGATTTACAACTAAGAATAAATCCATTAGCTGAAGCTATTGGCAATAACGATAAACAAGGCATATTAAAAATAGTAGGACAAATAGAAGACTCAGTTCAAAAAAACTTTGGTGTGCCAAATGCAATTACAGAAGGATTTCCACAAAAATTTCCGTTTGAATTAAAAGAACCATTACAAGAGATAGCACAACTATCAGGTGTAAGACTTGCAGGTTTTAAATCATATGCAAGAGAAGCAAATTACAGAGGACAACAAACACTTAGTGGTGGATCTAACTACCGTGAGTTTTTGTTTAAATATAATCACAAACCTGGTTCAGTGCGAACTAAAGAACCAACATATACTTATGCACATGATTTTGGTTTAACATCTTCACAACGTGCAGGTGGTTTTGTACACATGCGTGCGTCTGACAGAACGGATGCATTTGGTAGAAGAATACTACACATAGAAGAAATACAATCTGATATGCATCAACCGGTAAACGCTGCAGCAAGAAGAGTAAAAAAATATCAAGCAGATCAAGCAGCGAGAGGAGAACCACTATCAAGCACAAGAGCTTATCAAGATGATGTAAGACAATCAAGATATTTTCCACGTGCAGATATGGCAGAGGACGTAAGTCAAAGTGCTAACGAACAGCAAATGATGTTAATACAAGCAAAAATAGATGACTTGTTACAATTACCACAAACGCAACAAATACAAACTAGAATAGCTAGATTAAATAGAGAACGTGCAAAGGTAAGAAAGATTATTGCAGATGAGGGAAAAAGATTAAGAGAAAGCAGACAAACTAGTGACATACCTCAAGGACCTTACAGTAAAACAGAGGATTATAACGAGTTTGTTATGAAATATGCACTGAGAGTGGCACAAGAAGGTGGTTATGATGGTATATCCATATCCACACCACAGATAAAAAATCTAAGCACATCACAAGGAAGCAGAGACTACATGGGTAATATCACAGCTTACGGCCCAATAGCACAGGGTGCTATGAAAAAGGTTGGTAAGAAAAGTGGTGCAAAGTTTATGAAAACTGTTATAACTGATGACCGTAATAGGGCTTACGAAGTTCCTACCTTGATAATTAAAGATAATCCTGCAGCACAGGATATAATTAGCAAAGGACTAGGAGCATACAAGAGAGGGGGATTAGCTGTAAATGGCTGACGATAATAAAAATAATATAGATAAGGCACTAGAAGCACTTACAGGTGCATTGGACATAGAACCAACTGGTGAAGAAATAGAGGTAACACCTAAAGGTGTAGAATTTGAATCTGATATTGAATTAATGGAAGACGGCAGTGCCGAAATAAACTTAGATCCAAACGCACCAATAGATAAAGCAAACATACCACATGATGCTAACTTAGCAGAATACATTGATGAAGAAGAATTAGGTAGATTCGCAAGTGATCTACTAGCAGAATTCGAAGCGGATAAAGACTCAAGAAAAGATTGGGAAGATACCTACATCAAGGGTCTTGACATGTTAGGCTTCAAGTATGAAGACCGAACACAGCCGTTCGAAGGAGCGTCCGGGGTCGTACATCCCTTATTAGCTGAATCTGTTACACAGTTTCAAGCCCAAGCATATAAGGAACTTCTCCCCCCAAGCGGCCCCGTACGAACTCAAGTAATAGGATTATCCACACCTGAAGTAGAAGATCAGGCTAAACGTGTACAAGAATTTATGAACTATCAAATCACAGAGGTGATGCAAGAATACGATCCTGATATGGATCAGCTATTGTTCTATCTACCTCTTTGCGGTTCTGCATTTAAAAAAGTTTACTATGATGGTTTGATGAAACGTGCTTGTGCAAAGTTTGTTGCAGGTGAAGATTTAGTAATAAATTACATGGCAACAGATTTAGAATCAGCAGATAGAATTACACATGTAATTAAAACAAGTGGCAATGATGTACGCAAACAACAACTACAAGGTTTCTATCGTGACATAGAATTAGCTACTGGACAAGTAGATACTGACGATGTTGCTGATAAGATAGACGATCTACAAGGATCACAAAAAAGTTATGGCTCTGGAGATGATGAGCACATAATATTAGAAATGCATATCAATGCTGATGTACCAGGTTTTGAAGATACGTCTGGTGTAAAATTACCTTACATTGTTTCTATTGATCAATACTCGCAAGAGATATTGTCAATCAAAAGAAACTACGCACAGAACGATCCAAACTTTATGAAGAATCAATACTTTGTACATTACAAGTTCCTCCCAGGATTAGGCTTTTATGGATTTGGTCTGATTCACATGCTAGGTGGATTATCAAGAACTGCAACAAGCGCTTTGCGACAACTGATTGATGCAGGTACTCTTGCTAATCTACCAGCAGGTTTTAAAGCTAGAGGCATGCGTATACGTGATCATGACGAACCATTACAACCAGGTGAGTTTAGAGATGTAGACGTAACAGGACAATCAATAAAAGAATCATTGATGATGTTGCCATACAAAGAGCCATCAGCTGTATTGTTTCAATTATTAGGTTTTGCTGTAGATGCAGGTAAATCATTTGCTGCAATAGCAGACATGAAAATGGGTGAAGGTAATGAACAGAACCCTGTTGGCACAACACTAGCATTAATAGAGCGTGGCACAAAAGTCATGAGTGCAATACACAAAAGATTACACTATGCACAAAAAATAGAATTCAAATTACTTGCAAAAGTATTTCAACTGTATTTACCACCACAATATCCGTACATGGTTATTGGTGGCAACCAAATGATTAAATCAGCTGACTTTGATAATAGAGTAGATATCCTACCTGTATCAGATCCTAATATATTTTCTATGGCACAGCGTGTTACACTAGCACAGCAACAGTTACAGTTAGCAACTGCTGCACCACAGTTACACAACTTACGTGAAGCGTACAGAAGAATGTATGATGCAATGGGTGTAGACAATGTAGAAGGTATATTAAGACCGGATCCTGATTTACCAAAACCAATGTCACCAGCAATGGAGAATGCATCTGCTATGCGAGGTAAAGATCCAAAACCTTTTCCAATGCAAGATCATCAAGCACACATCGCTGCACACGCAGAGTTTATGTTTACAAGAATGGTTCAGATTAATCCGCAGCTTTACGCTATGTTACAAGCACACGTATCAGAGCACATATCGTTGTTAGTGTCTGAGCAAATGCAACAAAAGTATGCTCAACAGTTTCAACAACTTCAACAAGCTATGCAACAAGCACAGCAGAATCCACAAGCCATGCAGCAATTACAAGCACAAATGGATCAGTTGGTAAATCAACAAGCGTCTGAACAAGCACAGATGGAAGCACAAATGACAAA